ATTCCTTATACCATTCAGCATAATTACCACCCTGATTTTATATTGCCAAACCATGTACACCTTGAAGCAAAGGGATATTGGTCAGCACCAGATAGGCGGAAAATCGCTGCAGTTAAGAAGGACAATCCCGATTTAGATTTGCGTATGGTATTCCAAGCTCCCTTTAATAAGATAAGCAAGGGAAGCAAAACAACATATGCTAAATGGTGCGAGAAGCACGACATACCTTGGACTAGCTTCCACGATATACCACTCGACTGGTTAATCTAATGACCGAGAACGAGTTCGTAAGGCATATACCTTGCGACAAATGCGGCTCATCAGATGGCAATAGTTTGTATACTGATGGGCACACCTTTTGCTTTGTTTGTCATAACAGAGTAGGAGGTAATGGAGAAATTATTCACAATCGAATGTCAACCGATGTCACCCTCAAAGGATCAGCCGAACGGCTGCAAAAACGAAACCTTTCGGAGAAGACTAATCAGTTTTACCGAATCTACAGAGACGGAGACACTCTACGTTTCCCCTATTTTACAAGCGATGGTGTCCTCAAAGGCATCAAGATAAAGAATAAAAAGAAAATTTTTAAGTATGAAGGGACTTCTACTGATACTCTCTTTGGTCAGCATTTATTTCCTAGTACTGGTAAACGCATCGTTGTTTCTGAAGGTGAACTAGATGCTGCCAGTTGTTACGAAGCTATGCCCGGATGGCCGATGGTATCAATACCGCATGGAGCCACTTCCGCAAAAAAGGACATCCAGAAACAAATACCGCTATTTCAGGGGTACGAAGAAATCATACTTTTCTTCGATGGTGACGAGCCAGGGCGTAAGGCCACGGAAGAGGCGGCGCAAATCTTGCCACCAGGTAAGGTTAAGATCGCTAGACTCGAAGGGTATAATGACCCAAGCGAGGCGCTACAAGCTAACGATGCTGAAGCGATTCGAAAGGCTATATGGGACGCTAAGCCGTACCGACCTGATGGTATTATTGAAGGTAAAACGCTTCAAACATTAGTTACTACACCCATACCACCAGCTGACCATGACTATCCATTCAAAGGGCTACAAGATAAACTGCACGGGATTAGATACCAGGAACTTACAACGATTACTTCAGGATCTGGCCAAGGAAAATCCACGTTCTGTCGTCAACTTGCAGTTAACCTACTCACCAAAGGAGTACGGGTTGGGTACCTGGCACTTGAAGAGTCAAATAGACGAACCGCACTTGGATTGATGTCCACAGCTGTAGGTAAGGCACTACACATAGGCGAACATGACAGACAAGAACTCGAAGACAGTTTTCATTCTACCCTTGCTGACTGGAATCTTTACCTTTTTGACGGCTTTGGTTCTTTTGACCCGGACGTTATTTACAATAGGATCGAATACCTTGCCAGTGGATTGGAGTGTCGTGTTATATTCTTAGATCACCTCAGTATATTATTGAGTGGTCTTGATGGAGATGAACGACGCACAATCGATCAGACGATGACTAGATTACGCTCTCTTGTTGAACGTACTGGCATTGCCTTATTTCTAGTATCACATTTAAGGAGAAGTAATAATGATAGGACTTCGCACGAAGAGGGAGGCAGAGTGTCCCTTAGTCAGCTCAGAGGATCTGCGGGAATTGCTCAATTATCAGATCAAGTCATTGCCCTCGAAAGAAATCAACAATCCGACACTGAACGAGATATTGCGACTCTGCGAATCGTTAAGAATCGTTATTCTGGCGAAACAGGCTTCGCAGGTAAGATAAAATTTAACTTAGAAACTTCACGTTTTACTGACTATGAAAATCAGACCGAAGGATTCAACCCAGCCACAGATTTTTAAACCTAACCCACCTAGTAAACAGGCAATACAACGTGCCCAATTCAAAGACAAAACCTTCCACTGGAACGGTGGTGTTCGATCTGGAAACAAACGGATTACTAAATAATGCCACACGTATCCACTGTTTATCACTATATTGGGAGAATGAAGATCGTACTGAAACGTTTAACGACGAACCTTATGCAGATAATCCAAAAGATTTACCAATGGGTGGGGGCTACTCTATCACTACAGGAGTCAGTGCCCTCGAAGTGGCTGACGTTCTGGTTGGTCACAATATCATCGGCTTTGATATACCTATTATTAAAAAGCTTTTCCCTTGGTTTAGTCCTAGTGGGATTATTGTTGATACTCTTTTGTTATCTAGGCTTTATCATCCGAATTTACTCGATATAGATAAGAAGAGATGTTGGAAACATATGCCCTTACAATTATATGGTAGGCACTCACTTGAATCATACGGTTACAGACTGAATGAATACAAAGGTAACTTTGCAAAGAATACAGACTGGAAAGAATGGTCTCAAGAGATGCAAGACTACTGCGAACAAGATGTTGCTGTTACCACCAAACTATGCAAACATTTCCTCCCCTACCTGAATGGGTCTCGTTAGAACATCAGGTAGCACAATTACTCACTCAACAGGAGATCCATGGATGGTATTTTGATGAATGCGCTGCACGGGAACTTGAATCTACTCTCCGAAAAGAGTATGAGGAAACTACTCAATTACTTCGAAACAGGCACCCTTTCGTTGCGGGACCATTATTTACTCCTAAACGAAATAATCGGACCCAAGGCTATGTCGAAGGATCTCCGTTTACCAGACTTAAAGAACTAAACCCTACATCTAGGGATCATATATCATGGATATTGACTCAACATTATGGTTGGAAACCCATATTAACAACATCTACGGGGAAACCAGTCGTAGACGAGACGGTATTGAAAGATATTGGGACGGATATAGCTCTTCAGTTCTTGACACTACTGGATCTGACGAAAAAGTTAGGGATGATATCCGAAGGCGTGAACGCATGGCAGAAGCTATGTACGAAATCTAGAATCCATCACCACTGTTCGGTAGCTACTCAAACTTTTAGAGCAGCCCATCGATCTCCAAATTTGGCCCAGGTGCCTAGTGATGAAAGGTTCAGACGTTTATTTACGGCTAGTCCAGGTTTACGAATGGTTGGTGCTGATCTTTCTGGCATCGAGCTACGTATGCTTGCCCATTATCTTGCAAGATGGGATGGAGGTAGGTATGCAAAAGTGCTCCTGCATGGCGACATCCACCAAGAAAATGCTGACAAGATTGGCGTATCCCGAAAACTGGTCAAGACAATTTCCTATGCATTCTTGTATGGAGCTGGAGACCAGAAAATAGGTATATCATATGATAAACAACTATCACCCGAGAAAGCGAAAAAGAAAGGGAAAGAGATCCGCAAAGCTTATGTGGATGCCATCCCAGGTCTTGAAAAACTCCTGGCAGCTGTACACAAAGCTAGTGAGAGAGGCTATGTACAAGCTATCGATAAACGACGTATCCTTGTGGACTCAAAACACAAGTCACTTAACTACCTCATCCAAGGATCATCAGCCGTCCTCGCAAAGCGATGGATGGTTTTAACCCATGAAAATTTACCACTTACTGCTAGACAACTTGCATTCGTACATGATGAACTACAATTTGAATGCGAAGAGAAAGACGTCGAAGACCTTAAGTTCTTACTTGAGTTATCGGCGACACAAGCCGGAGAATATTACAAACTAAGATGCCCTATAGCAGCTGAATCACAATCGGGAGCTACATGGGCAGACGTACACTAATTTATGAAAATTTTATGTGATGCAGACTTCATCGTCTACAAATCATGTGCGGCGGCAGAAACTGAAGTTGATTTTGGGGATGATGTTATCCTTGTCACTTCTAAGTTTCGTGACGCATATGCCGCAACAAAGCGAGAACTTACCAAACTTCAAAACAAACTTGGGTCATTCTCTGATATAATACTGTTTTTTTCAGACAGTGTTAATTTTAGAAAAAAAATTTTACCCGAATATAAAGGTCACCGCAATCGGAAGAAGCCGTGTGGCTACAAACGTGTCATTAACGCATTAAAGGATGAGTATAAGGTTATTATTAAACCTACACTCGAAGCTGATGATGCTATGGGAATTTATAGTACAAAATATCCAGGAAACATTATAGCTTCTCCTGATAAAGATATGCGTCAAATCCCAGGTCAATTATACAACTTTGATGAAACTTTCACAATCGAACCTAACCAAGGAGCAACTTGGCATCTTATCCAGTGTCTTTCTGGAGATCAAACTGATGGATATGGCGGAGTCCCTGGAGTGGGAGTCAAACGAGCCGAAACTATCTTTAAAGAGAAAGGATGCTCTTGGAAAACAGTATTAGAAACTTTTAAAGAAAAAGGATTGACCGAAGAAGACGCATTAGTTAATGCTAGACTAGCTAGAATTCTTACAGCTGACGATTATGACTTCAATAAAAAGCAACCAAAACTTTGGTCCCCCGCCGCCGATTACAAAATTGACGATGGATCAAGATCTAAAGTTAAGACAGCTTGAGTTAAAATTAGAAAGTGGCGATGTTAACATGAAAGATTTCGCCACTATTTTTATAGCCTTACAACACCAAAATTTTGTTATGGCTAATTCAATAAAAAATTTATTAGAAAAATGGCCAAAGGACCACCCTACTATCAACGCGGATCTATCGATGTTTGGCATTTTATTAGAGACCAAGGATTAAATTTCCATCTCGGTAATGCTATCAAG